GCAACCGGATTTCAGTCAACGCCCCAGAAGACAAGTTACGAAGACCTTGCGACGGTGGTGCTAAATGATCCGCCGCTTTCATGCGTACCGAAACCCAGGCATGGCCTAGCGAGGTGCGTGCGAAGGTCGCCAGCGACAACCGGAAAAACTCCAGTCGCCAGTCCAGTTTACCGGCTACGATCATTGGCCATACCGCTGCCCGTAATCGGGCCAGACGTGCGAAGCCAGCAACCCCCGGATAAAGCGATGTTCGCGCACTTCAAGCGGCCCGCTGGCTTCCCGCTGCTCGTACAATTCCCCCACGCGGGCGATGATCCATTGCTTGATGCCCGCAGGAATACTGTCCGTAGTTTCCCATGAATAGGCGGTATACGTCACCCGCACACTATCCGGGAAATCAATCGCCACCGGCCAGGTCTGGCCATAGGCCGGCGCTACGTAGGAGGGCGGCCCGGAGATCAGGGCGATTTGTCCCGCTGTCAGCGTTGTCCAAACGCCAGCCGTCGCCTGATAGGCCACAGTAGCGGTTCTTGCCACGGGATACGGCAAGCGAATACCGGAGGCCGGAAACGCATCCAGCAACAGAATCCAGGTTTGCGGCAAGATGGCGCGGTGCAGCAAATTCTCGGCGTCGTCGGTGGCTGCGGCAATCAGGGATTCCAGAAAGGTATCCTCGTCATCGCTATCAATGCGCAACCCGATCTTGACCTCATCGACAAAGACGGGCGTATCGAGCGGCGCTACCGAGCGAGTGAGTCCAGCCATATCAGTAATAGCCCACCAGATTCGTCGCGGTTGTACCAGTTGACCAAACCCGGATCACTTGGCACTCGACAAACTCTTTAGCCGCCAGGGTCAATACCAATGCCGCCGCGCCGCCCGCTGGCGTCACTTTCACATCGCCGGCATTGCCCCGCACCTGCACGCGCATCGGGCGAGACAGGTCTACGGTATCAGAGAGTAGGGAGGTCAAAGAGACCGCATTGAGCGGCGGCCCTGTCACGACTGGCCGGCCATAAGCCTCATAACTATTCATGCGCGCCTCATGGCAAGCGGCAGGCGATCAACCTGCCGCCCGCAGATCGGTTACTTGATGGTTTGCACCACAGCCGCCGGTTGAGTGGCCGGGCCATACTTCGGAGTACCCAAAACCGTGATGGTGGCGACGCCACCTGTTCCACTTCCAGTCAACTGGCCACGGACATAGGACTTGCCCGCCGCAATCAGATCGGCACTCTTGACGCCAATCACAATCTGCTTGCCATCATTGGCGGTAGCGTGCGCCGAACGCTCAGTGATCGTTTTGCTAGTGATCAGCGCCACGTTGCTAGTGCCATCGCTATCACACGTCGCCACACCGCCGTTAATCGACGAGGTATCAGCAAAGTCATTCGTGCTGAAAATAAACAGCAATTGATCGTAGCTGGCCAGCGGTACAGCGGCGCTGGCTTGCGTATCGTTGCCAACCGTTTTAAAGGCCGACGAAATCACTACCAAGCCTTCAGCGAGAGAAACATTCGGGTACATAATCGGCTCCTTAGCGAGCAGCCAGAGTGACAAAATGAGACAGGGTATTGCTGCCCGAACGCCGGGCAATCGGCGCGGACAGCCACGGCTGGCCACCCACTCGGAACGTCCAGCGGAACGCAGTCACCGCCTGGTCAAACCATAAATGAATGCTGATGGATTCCTTCAGGCCGCCCGCTTTATAAGGCGCGAAATAACCGGGCATATAGGCCAGGATAATATCGCCCACGGTTCCAATCGTAGAGCACGCCTCAGTCGCAATGATAGGACGGCCCATCAATGTGCCATTGGTCGGGTCATAGCGCAGACCGCCTTCTGGAATCAGGCCACTGGTTCCGGCAGCAATTTCCGCACTCCCGGTTTTAGTCTGGAAGGTCAGATTGATGTTGAGCAACTGCGGCTCAATATCCTGGTTGATGAGCCAGATGGCATTGCGCCGCACCCAGTCCGGCATCCGCGAATACATCTTGAGGATGTTGGCGGCGACGATAGTGCCATTAGCCTGCGAGGACTCTTTGGCCACTGAAACGGTCGCGGCGCTGTTCAGGATGCCGAGCATCTGGCCGCCGGCACCGGTGCCATTGATGATCTCGTGGTTAATGCGGAAGTTGATCTTTTCACCGGCCTTGCGCGCCAGCCAGCGGCCCATCATCGGGCTATCTTCCAGCAGTTGATCGGTCATCGGCACAAGGGCATAAAGCTCTTCCACGCGCACCGTCAGCTCTTTCAACGACGGCTTGGATTGCGTCATCGTCCCGGCTTCGGCCCGGCGATAGACCTGCACACCGCCCGAAGTGCCCCAGGCGGTGTCTTCGTCGGTCGGCACAATGACCATGTTGCTTCCGGTGGGCATGGCATCGCAGCGGCCCAGCAGGCCGTCTTCACCCATCACCAATTCTTGCACCGAGGCACGGAATTCCGGCGGAACCGCAAAGCCGCCTTCGGAACCGACGCCCTCGGAGCCGTAAGTAGACAGCGTGGCGTTTTGCAGGCGAGGGTCTACCATGCCGCCGTGCTTCGTCGCATTGCGAACAGAGACGGCAAAGTCGGCCAGGTTGTTGAATCCCCATTTGCCATCTTTCCGGCTATTCGGTTCGCCGACGCTAATCCGGCCCGCCGCAACGGGAGCGGCAACCGGCGCGGACTGGCGGCCCTTGGAAGCGGTCAGATTCTGCTCCAGGGCTTCCAGCTTCTGCACGCGGGCAATGCGCGAATCCAGCTTGCTGGCATCAGCAGCCAGTCTTTCCAGAGTCGCCTCTTCCTCATCCGTCAGGTCACGATCTTCATCATGCGCACGGGCTTCAATCCCCCGCGATTGCTCAATGAGTTCCAACTGCCGGGCTTTCAGTTCTTCAACAGTATTCATAGTCACTCCAGATCAAACAGAAACAGAATCAGTGGCCAAACGGAACATCCGGCCATGCTTGGCGCGGTAAGCTTCCAGTTTGGGTTTTTCTCGATTGGAAATCAGATAAGACGGGATATTGCGATAGCCCAATTTGGCTAACAAAGTCTTGTCAAACGAGGCGGCATTATTGGCGGTCTTGGCGGGCAGAATATCGGTCACGAATCCGGCTTGCAGCGCCTCCGTGGCATTGAACCAGCTTTCCGCCTGCATCAGGCTGGACACTTTCTCGTTATCCAGTCCCGTCCGTTTCGCATAAATGCCGATCAAATTGCCGCGCGTTTTATCTAGCAGATTCGCCAGATCGCGCATATCCTTCGCAGTGCCCATGACCACGCCAGCGGGTTCGTGGATCATCATCATCGCGTTATCGGCGATCCGAATTTGGTCACCGGCCATGGCAATGATGCTGGCGATGCTGGCGGCCAAAGCGTCAATCTCGATATGGATTTTGGCCGGATTGCGAACCAGGGCGTTATAGATGTTCGTGCCTTCAAAGACCGCGCCGCCCGGCGAATCAATCCGCACGGTAATCTGCTTTTTCTTGCCCAGCGCATTCAGGTCTTTGACCACCTGATCGGCGCTGATGCCCTCGCCAAAAAAGTCTTTGCCAATCGGCCCGTACAAATACAACTCCGGCTCGGCGCTGGCGGCGTTTTCAATTCGGTACTGATTCATGTTGCTCTCCAAGCTGGACAATCACGTCGGGCGCGGGCGCAGCCTCGACGGTAATGGCGGGGCGGAATTCAATGGCGGGCGGCGCTTGCAGGTTATTGATGATGACTTCGGCGGGCTGCGAATCGGGCGCAGCGACGTCAATCTGGATCGGTGATTCAACGGTAATTTGAGCCGGCGGTGGCGCGGCGATATTCACCGTTACATCCGGCGCGGGTGGCGCGTCAATCTGGATCGGCGATTCAACCGTGATTTGAGCGCCCTCGACTGTAATACTGGCGGGTTCAGTAGCAGGCGCTTGCAACGTAATCTGCGAGCCGTCCTGATTCAACGTGAAATGGATTGCAGGCGTCATAACATGCACATCAGGCAACGTAATCGGCGCGGGTTTCCATTCTTTCAGCAGGGTCAACCAGCGATCTACCGTATCTGCATTTTCAGATTCTGGCGCTGGCAATACCGGCTCTACTTCCGGTTCCGGCGCTTCCAATGACTCAGGCGGTTCGGCGGCATCGCGCATATTCATCGGGATCAGGTAAATATCGCCACCCTCCGGGATTGGATCCATATCTTCCAGCGCCCGAATATCGTTCGTGCTGAGCCAACCCCATTGCTTACCGACTGCATAAGCATCGTAGCGGCTTTTCAAATCGCCACGTAGCAACGCTTCCGGTTTGAGCTTGCTGTAAATCCTCCCGCGCTGATAAGGGCCGAGCAGCTTGGCGTCGGCTTCCTGTTCCAGCCGAGTGATCCAGGGGACGAGGGTTTCAGTGAGAAACTCGATTTGCTG